TCGACCCCGACCTCGACCTCGACCCCGACCCCGACCCCGACCACGACCCCGACCCCGACCCCGACCTCGACCCCGACCTCGACCTCGACCCCGACCCCGACCCCGACCACGACCCCGACCCCGACCCCGACCTCGACCCCGACCTCGACCTCGACACGCTATGCCACCATGTATTGATATTGCCGAGAACTGCTGTGTTCACTTTGTTTCCTTCGGTACTTTATTCTCCCAAGGGAAGAAGTCCACGATGGCAGTTTTGTTGATGCCCATGTTCCCGACGTACTCCACTTCATTAAACGTCCCTTTTGAAATACATTCGCTAAAGCGGCCAGAATCAGCTACCCAAGACGCATCTTTGAAGATTAGAAAATCCCCTTGGATGTCTTTCAGGATTCCGATTTGGTGCATTGTCACGGTTCGGATTAAGTAGGCTTGCCCGATCTTGAAGGGTCCTTCTTCGTTTACCTGTTCATCGTCTACGCCATCTTCTACCAACTTTTCAATGAGTTTTTCGATCAACTTTGTTTTCATGTGACCTCCGTTAGGTTAAGTTATCGTCTTTTCAGCCTCTCGGATTTCATTTACAAGGAACCCATCGTACTGTCCCCAACGCCCAGAACATCATCAGCACGGACAGCGGCAAGATCCAGAAAATGTGTTTCATTTTGCACACTCATTGCACCGACGGGGATGAGCTTTTTTATCGGTTGCCGTGACTATCGGCCATTTTGCGAATTTAACGGGGTAGCTTCGGATCATGGGATAATGCCATTCGCTCGTGCGGTTTTGGAGACAAATCTCACATATCGTGGTGGGCTCCTCGTATTGGGGTTCACCTTGGCGTCGTCCTAATTGATTCATTTCTCCTCTTTTTTGTCGAGACTTTCTCTTAAACCGATCTCGCCGGATTGGTAGGCTTCGGCTTGTTCGCGACTTAAATTGTCTTTTGGCCCACGCTGATGTGAGACCTTCATTCCGATGACGATATAGGGGCCGTGTCTTTCCGGAGGTTCGGCACAGCAGTTGAGTTCAACATAATAGTGGTCGTCTTGGGGCATTTTACTGAGCCATTTTATAAGGACATCACGCAGGTCGTTCAGTAATAATTTCTGATCTTCGCCATAGTAACCATCTGATTTCTCTAGTTTCAAGCAAGCGATATGATCGATGACCTTGCCGACTCCCCAATATGTGACGCTCATTTCAACCCCGCCGCCTTGTTCATCTGCCGACAAAAATCCTCGGCAAGTTCTTTGGCGGCTTCGTCGTAGAAAACGGCTTTTGTGGTATCCGTGAATAAGTCATCGACGCAAAACGCACCTTTACGGTGCTTGAGTTCAATGACTACAAAGCGCAGCTGCGTTTTGTCTTTCATTTCAATCTCCTTTTCATGGTCGGCATCCTTTCAGGCGCGGGTGGTCAAGGCAGTAATCAGTATGGCAATCATTAAAGGCATTCATGCACGAACGCAACCCATTCACATATGATGGATCGATCTTGGTAATGTAGACGGGGTAGGGGGAAAGGATGGGTTCGTTGAGATTTAGCATCTCCCGAATGGAATAACTTGTCCATAGAAAATATGAGATCAGCATTCCAACCGTTAATATACGAACCCACCACGGCAACACCTCTTTCTCGACGATCTTTTCCATAGGCTCTTTCAAGCTGTTCATCTTTGCTTCCACCACCATATCCTGATACCGCCGTTCGGCGGCGTCTCTCTCAATTCGTAGGCGGTTACAGCCGTCCTGACAGGCGTCGTAGAGCTTTTTATAGTCGGGATGAAATTTCATGCTTCCTCAATTTTAATTGGAAATTCCGATTCGATCATCTTTTTTTTGACTTTATACATCGGTGTTCTAATGCCCTTAACATCCACCACTCTGACAGTCCCATCAGCCCAAAATTCGAGAAAGTCAACAACGTATCGAACGCCAGAGCTATGGTGGAAAGGCACCTGTCGCAGAGCAAATAACAACTCCCCTGATCTTTTCGCAAGGAGAAGGTCATTCCAATGAGCGGCCTCTTTCTTTGAACTGAACTTGGCATTTCCAACCTCCGTGGGGATATTATGGAATTTATGCCTGACCATTGATCTTGGTCCGGGGATGCGTTTTCTTCCACCACTCGAAGCATTTCATCACAGAAGGCCATGTATCGATCTTGTCGCCATACTCGAAGACTTTGAAAGATCCGTCGCCAGGGAACTGTATAACTTCAAACGGCAAAAAAGGCGGTCCGTAGAGGAGCTTCAATCCTTCGCCCTGAAGCTCTGCCACCCTATCGTGATCCTTTGAACATTTCCAATCTCGAATCCGTGTGTTTGTCACAAGATCGGCGGTCCCTGCAAAACCATATTCTTCGCAATATTGAGGAGTTTCTATGAAGGTGGGTTTCTCCTTGTGTTTTTCCCAGTAGCGTTTAAACCCCTCCCAATAGGGGATGAGAACAGGATCGATGGTTGTTTCATCGAGTGTCCCCTTCAAAAAGAGTTCAATGGCTTTATGAACTGCTTGACCGCGTTCTTTATAAAAATCTGCGATACCTCCGAAATCTTTTGACAGACCTACCGCACGCAAAATTCCAGTGACACTCGGAACTTGTTTTCCGTCCCAAAGATATTCATGATTTTCTTCCGCAAAAGTTAATCTACCCATGCCCATCTCTCCTTTCTGACAATTCTCTGCGCCTGAGACCCGCTTATCCCAAATAGTCTTCCAATTTTAAAAAACGACCACTTGCTATCTTCCCGCATGGCTCGAATTGCTTGCACAGAAGAAGAAGTTAATTTACACATGGGATTCCTTTCGCCATTCAGCCTTTTATATAAGCCCTTTTTTGCGGCATCAGAAGAATTTTCTTTTGATGTTCCCAGCCATAGATGTCTTGGGTTTACACACGGCGGATTGTCGCAAGAATGACAAACACATTTGCCCTTAGGAATAGGGCCGCAGAATAGCTCATAAGAAAGTCGGTGCGCTTTAATAATTTTCTTTTGGTTCCAGAATACGCCGTACCCTCCCGCAAGCGCTCCTTTCCATATCCAACAGCCATCTTGAATATCGAAATGTGCAAAGAATTTCTCGCGCCAGTTTATCTTTGCACATTTTCCACATTGACCTAAATAAAAATCCTTTGGTCCCCCACAATCAGGGCAAGTTCGTTTATTCATTTAGTTTTTTTCTTCCTGTTGTAAACACTTTTTGCATGTAGCATCTTGGCGAGCCATAACCCAACAGCCATCGTCATCTGCCCCGCAAACGCATTTCAATTCTTTACCATCATAAAAAGCTAAGTGAACAGGGTTCACCTTATACCCCCCCGTTCGACCAGTTTTATAAGAGCCACTATCTGCTCGTCATCCAAGTCTTTTGAGCTGTCTTTTCCATACAAAACCTTAATACTCGTTTTCATCTTTTCATCCGTAATGCCCTTTTCCCTCACCATCTTCTTGAGTTGAGCATAGAACTTCGACACCGGGGGCCGTAGGGCTTTCTCAACCTCCTCTTTTGTCGATGGAGCCTGCGCTTCGTGAGCCGCTTGATGTTCCTCATGCTTGTAACCTACAGGCGGTTCCGAGAACTCTATGGGAGCCTCCTGGGCTTCCAAGGATGGGCTAGATTCAACGATCTCCGCTTCTGGCGGCTCTTTTACGTCTTTTGGCTTCGGCATGGCTATTTTGGGCATTTTGGTGCCCTTGTCGGCCTGTTCCATTTCTTCGGCGGCGTAGAGTCCTCCCAGCTTACGTGGGAAAGCCTTCCTAAGAGCGATAGCTTCCGCGCACTTAGCGAGCTGATTGGAAGGCATTTTCTTCCAAATAAAGTCATTATCGGCGGGTTTATATTCCGTCCAAAGTGCAATGCCCACAAAAGGTTTATCGATTCCCTTTCTAAAGACGGATACTTTTGATGCAAAAGGCGGCATACCGGACACCCACACATCAACCCACTTTCCATCGGTATCGCACCACTGGGTTTCCTGACCGTTGTATTCATCGGTTTCCTCCGCTTTCATCCGTAGCGCGTCAATGCCGATCTGAAACGTGACACGGTCTTTGCGCTTGATCGAATAAATCTCCCGACCAAACGGGTCCATGCCCTTCGCCTGACAATACTGCAAGAACAACTGAATCTCGTCCGGCGTATGGTCTTTACAGACGGTTCTCTGCAACAGATCCACCTGTTCCTGAGTCAGCGCAACCTTACGGATGGCCAGCTCCCCTGTTTCTTTGTCTAAGATTTCGATTTCTTTGTCAGTCATTTCATTTTCCTTTCAATCCCATCAATCTTTCAAATGCTTCTCTCGCTTGGGCTGGAACCACGCTATTGCCCAAACACTTAAGACGGTCCACTCGGAAGGGTATCCCATAAGCCACTCGACCCACGTTGGGTTCAGACTCCCACCAACCTTTTCTTCCAGCGTCGGGTGGAGCCCGACGCTGGAATATCCTCCGACTTTGTTTGCTCTTGGCGTGGGCCATTTTTTCACTTGCCCAGGAAGATCCAGGGCAAGTCCTTTGTATGCCCTGCCCTGCGGTCCCTTCCAATCCCTTGCTTGAGGGGTTCTCCAATGGACTGCTCGTCCGAGCAGTCCATTCTCGGGAACATTTCGACAGCTCTTCGCTGTTCCGTCTTTCCAATCTCTTTGCGTCGGTGTCGGCCACCTTACCTGATCGTTTAAGCTGATCAGCATTTTCTTTTTGAGCTTCCAATTCATTCTTTCCCTGCTCGCGGGTCCCCGCGAGCAGTTCGCATCGGGAGTGCGCCAGAAGGAACCATCGCTCTCTTTTGTGGTTCGCTCCCACATCGGCAGCGGATAACATTCCATACCGACAGTCATAGCCGATTTCGGCCAGAGCTTTGAGGACAGCTCCAAGTCCTTTAGTGCGAATGTTCGAGACATTTTCGAGGAAGATCCATTCGGCTTTTGTTTCTTTTGCCAATCGGCATATTTCGCTAAATAGACCGCTCCGTTTTCCTTCCAAGCCAACCTGCTTTCCTGCAACACTGATATCCTGACAGGGGAAGCCTCCATAGATAATGTCGATGGGTGGCAACAAGCCTGATTGCAATGTCCGAACGTCATCCCAAACAGGAGCGACGGGCAGATCTCCGCTGGACATTCTCGATAACAGGACGCCGATTGCATATCTATCGTTTTCACAATAGGCAACGGGCCTGACGTAGCCTTCCAGAGCCTTTGTGATTCCTCCGATTCCGCTAAATAAATCCAAGCCATTCACGCTAACCTCTCTTTGAACTGCGATTGATGAATCATCCCGATAAATCCTCTGGCGGTCATCAGCCGGATAAACCCTCCCGGCCTCTTCTCTAAAACCGTAACCTCAGACCCATCCGTCAGCCTCCACTTTTCCCCTCGTAATTGAGGCAGCACTTTCTTAACCTTGGGATTCTTGGGTGGCATTTTTAATCACCGAATGTAATTTTCCTGCTTTTTTTGCAATAGCAATAGAAATCTTTGTTCCCTTTGATTCCCCATCCCAGAACGCAACCAATTTATCGCAGTAATCTACAATCTGCTGATTGCGTAGGGCTCCGGCTTTTTTCCCGTATTTTTTCCAATCCGGCCTAAATACTTTGACGGGGACAAAAAAGACAGTACTCCATTCTTCTGCTATCCTATCTGCTCCTTCGGCCCCGCCTGTTACAATTTCCGAAGGATTCAATTCATCAAGAACCCTGAAAATACTTCTCATGTCGTTCCATGTTCTTGACCCCACTACGGCCAACTTCATTTTTTAACCTCAGACCTCAAAGCCATGTCGACCGCTTCCGTAAACGTCGGGGCCATCCCGAGAACATTCAGTGACCCATCCTCAACCTCAACCCCCACCGCAAAGAGATTGCCCATCCAATTCGATTGAGCGGCCCAGTTCTTTTCCTTTAAGACCTTGCAAGCTTCCGTATGCGTCATACCAAACCTCTTTCTTTGAGTGAGTCCAGAACCGATTTTTCACCCGTGGGAATATAGAGAACCTTCGAGGTCGGAAGCAAGGCGTATTTCTCCAACCTGATTTTAATCACGACCAGATTTTCAGGACGATTGTCGGATTTGTTCAGTCCGATATGAAAGACGCGCTCATCCTGAGCGATAGCCTTGCCCCGTTCGCGTTCCATGACGGCATGGGATTCCGGTATCCAGGCGCGTTCCCCTCCCGGCTTCACCTTGATCTTGATGTAACCTCGGCGGGAACACGTGACCGAACCGACAGGATAGCGGGACTGTCTTTCGTAAATCTTCATGGTTTAACCTCTTTCCGAAGCACGATAAAGAGATTCCGGCTTTTGGAATAGCGCACCGTAAAGGGAAGATCCGCTTTACGGATGGCCCCAGACGTAGCGACATGAATGGAATGAACCTCTTTCTTATTCCCATCCTTCGGCCCTGAGAATGTCAGAGCGTTTGGTTTTCGCAAACCTCGTAATTGCTCGACCAGAGATTCCTTAAGAGCCTGAAACCTCCCGAACCTTGACGTTTCAACCCATAGTCGGGCTTCCCGGTCCTGCACAACATTAAACTCTAACCCCGTGGGAGCGTTCTCTGTAACCTTTTTTGGAGTGTGTCCATTGCCGTTAAACAGCTTGCGCCAGGTATAGATCGAATAGTCTGAAACACCCGCTAACTGGCAGAACTTCCTGGGACTGATATGATCCGGCCTGGCATCGAACTCTGCGACTAACCTTTTTTTCTCTTCGTTGGTATAGGTTTTCATTTCATCCTCACTTTCTAAGAAATAGGCACAACCGCCCGGCTAAGATTCCAATACAAAAGATCGTTAAGCACGACACCTACTTGACCTTTGCCAGCTCTTTGTCATGCTCCATCGTAAAGCTGATACAATGCCGGAAAAACTCTGCCTCAGAGCGGAACTGTCTTTCCGGGCCCACATGAGAGGCAAGCAAATCCTGCAACACCTTGCGATCTTCCTGCCCGAAATAAACCGTCATTCTACCGTCAATCATAATCGTAACCTCATTCCAATAGTTTAGTTTACGTTACTCTTATACCATGTAACTCCTGTACTGTCAAGATCTTTTTACCGTAACTTTTTCAGCGTCTTTTATCGACGACAAAATCATTTTCCTTATATTTTCTTCACTATGTCCGGTCATTTGATCGACGTTAAAGACGACGGCATTAGGGATTCCTGATACGTCGATAGCGTTTTGACGGGTCATGCTGGTGCTATGGCCATACCCGCCGCCTCTTTCAATTCCATGATCGCCACGGAACTTGCTTGTTCTTGTTTCCCACCACGAAAAAACCAGACGCCTGAAAAACCACGTCCGGGTCATTGCCGCCAGCCGGGAAATATCGAACGCACCACCCGCCGTCATATCAATGGCAGTGATATCGGTATCTCTTCCGTCATTCCGGTAACAGAGATAGAGGGATACCTGAATCCCGGACGCTTTCAGGCCCAGAATGGTCCCTCCTACTCCCACCATCACTTTTTCGTAATCGCTGGCATTGACAAAACAATTCACCCCGGCACCTAAAACGACGGCAACCCGTCGTGCCCGTCTTTCTGCGTTGTCATCGATCATATCTCCCCACACTTCCGGTTCACCTGAGAGATAGCGGGATACGTCAATCCAGATCCCCCTGTCAGCCCGGAATACCGGATCAAGTCTAGTCACCTGGCCCATGATCCGGTTTGCGCCGCGAATGATCCCTTGACGCAAGAGCAAGCCCGTCTGAATATCGCCAGCCAATCCCTTGGTTTTTGCCTCTTCCCAAGTCCCTCCATAAAAACTCTCCCGGTCTTTATCCCTGGAGCTACGCTCCGAATCTGCCATAGCTGACGGGCCTAGTGCCGCTTTCATAAACGTGCCGTAAGACTCAAAGCGCATAATCCTGCCGGGCCTTCCTGTCAGCTTGATTTCATGCACTTTTAACCCCCCGGGCAATCGTCGCCGCTTCAATTTCTGTCTTATTGAACCCATTGGCGACCAGTAAAGCACTCTGGATATAGGCCCGGGGACTAATCACCAGCTCCGGATACTTGGCCCGATACTCTTTTGCTTTCCCGTCTACCCAGTCCATATGCTCAGAGCACTTATCCCCAAGAATACCGCCGACAATCGCCAGCGTTAACTTATTGTCGTATTCCCATTCCAGAAATACAAAACGCTCTAAAAACGCACTATCTAACGCGCGTCTTTCCGGATAATAGATATCGCCGCCCCGGCCTATTGTGTTCGCGGTACAAATACACACAAAGTCCGGGTGCCGGGCGTATACCCCATGAGGAAAAGCACCGTGTCCGTTTTCGAGTGCGCTATTAAGGGTAGTAACAAACGAAGCGGAAGCGTTATCAATTTCGTCAAAGCAGAAAACGCCACCCTCTGTATACCGCTTAAAGAACTCCGTCCCGACATAATCCCCTCCTGCGTGCATGAACCCAAGAGCCCGGCTATCCGGGGTCATGGGGTTGAGTGAACTGTAGCCGAACGGCAAGCCCAATGCGTCTGCTACTTGATGGGCTGCTGTACTCTTGCCTGAGCCCGCCGGGCCGTGCATGTAGATATTTAATCTATGCCCATTCGTGTTGCGGGTATTGACCATTTTCAAGAGTACAGGCAGATCTTCGTGAGCTAAGTCTAATTTCTTTTGCTCTCCATGCCCGTCTTTAATCACGAGCGTCTGGACCATCCGCGAATTGACCGCCCGTTTTACCTGACTCTCCACCTCTTCGGGTTTTACCAGAATACCGCTAGATACCAGCGTATCGATCTTGTTTTTAACGAGCAATTCTATTTCCGATGTTCGCGCCGATAGTCCCTCACTTACTAATCGTTCAATCTCGGATTGCTTGCTTTCTAAGGCTCTCTGTAATACGTCTAACGCTCCATTAACGTCAGTTTCCATTTTGACAATCTCCTTTTTGCGTTCTTTAAGTTTGAAGTACCGAATTTCTACTTCATAAACGTGTCCCTCAAAACCACTATTCGGCAACCCCTTAATGACCCTCACCTCCATAACTCGCAAGCTTGTTAGCTTTACTACTTGGCTGATACTTCCCGGTCCTGTGATACCATATGAGGGTGTTCGTATATCCAGTCCCTCGACAATATCGCCTACCTGAAACACCTGATTTTCTATGGCTGATTCCATGCGCTTGCACTCCTTTTCGTTAGTCTTACATCCCTGCTTTCCCATCCAGAAAAGCAGGGGATAAGGCTAGACGGATTTAGTACCCGGATCAATCAGGATACGATCTCCTTCGATGATGTAATGCTGATCGACGGGTAGACCATGGACCTGATACAAACGTCCCCAGAACTCTTTCTTAATCACGTTACCTTGCGCTTCCAGGGCCAGATGCTTCATGTAGAGCAAACTATCCTCTTCGACTATTCTCTTGATCTCTCTATCCATTGCTTTTTTAAGGGCCAGCGTTTCAGCGTTGAGCACGGCTACGCTCTCCCACCCGGCGGGTTGAACAGGCTTATCCGTCATTTTCTCGGTCATGCCTGCGAGCATTTCCAGCAGTTTGTCTTTTTCCATGACTATTTCACCTCCGACATTTTGCGGTTCATCAAGAACTGCGTTAACGCCTGACGCGCGCCCCGCTGAATCAGTTCCAGAAGATTCGCGAAACCCTCTTCTCTCGTGCATAGCCCGTCATGGATATTCAGCATCCCGTTTATCAGTTCAAAGAAATATTCCGCCGGATCTAAAAACGGCAGGAGATCGACGGGCCTAACGCTCTCTTTGGATTTCTCCAGCAAACTCTGACAAGCCTGTAAAGACATTCGAGAAAGCAGGAACGCTCCAATGTCTGACATACCGTTTGCCACCTTTACAAACTCTTCCGATTTTCTATCGTATTGCTTCATTTCTTTCATTGGTTTTATCTCCTTTAATTATCGCCGGATTCACAACTATTGCCCGCTCCACAATGCGCGTCCTGCCAGCCTTGCGCGTAGCCCTTATTGGCACCGGCTTTGTAGACCTGCGCGAATACCGTGACCGTTACGAGAATGACAATGGCAACGGCGATCACTTTTTCAATCGCGCTCCATGCCGGGCGGTCCTCTTCTGCCATTTCTGCTACCGCTCTCATGCGTTCACCGCCACCCGTTGCAGGATCATCCCATCTTCAAAGGGGATGACCGTACCGGAGCGCATATTGAAGCGCACAAACCATTGACCCATTCTCTGATAGACGGTAAACCCTAGTCCAAACTGATTACTGGCCTGATTCATTCGCAGTTTTGTGGTATTAGTTCGCCAGCCACCGCTATTCAGTGTGATATGCGCGTCCGAGAATTTCACCACGTCTGTGGCGTGATACCGGACAATGGTTAAGATTCCCTCATGCTGGACGCTCGTTGCGACTTTGCCCAAGGTTTGCGTTTGACTCATCGGGCCACCCCCTGCAATTTTCGGAGCGCGTCCGCATTGACAATCACTTGACCGCCATTGACGTAAAGTATCGTTTTCCAGCCGTGTTGTTTACTCATGTTTTGAATCCTCCTTTTAATAATTTAATTCCATAGTTAAGGATTTTTATCTGCATCTCTTTTCGCACATCATCATCAGCAGCAGCATCAGCAGCATAAGCATCAGCAGCAGTATCAGCAGCAGCATCAGCAGCAGCAGCATCAGCATCAGCATAAGCAGCAGCATAAGCAGCATCAGCAGCAGCATAAGCAGCATCAGCAGCAGCAGCATAAGCATCAGCAGCAGCATCAGCAGCATCAGCAGCATAAGCCCTATTTTCGGGCGTATCATTTTTCAATACAGCCCGCGCCGCCTCAACTGCTTTTCTTGGGCGTTTATCTTCGGGGTGCCTTTTCTCGAAAATATCGAGCACCTGCTCCGCTGAAAAAATGGCATAAGCTAAACACTGCTTACGCTCCATGACACGCACTATGAGCCAGTTCGCCCATGACAATTCATCATCAGAGATAAGAGATTCTAAGACGGTCAAGCTATCCGTTTTCTTTACCATTGCACACCCTCACTACAGGCCGATTTTTCAGTCAGCCATTTTTGTGTTATTTCCAAGCGTTTCCTCCTTTAACTTTTTTAACTGCTCCGTTGCCCGTAAAACAAAAGCTTTGTTTTTGAGATCGTGTAACCATGCGCGCTCTGCGTCTGTTAAACGCTCCAGATCTAAGGCTAAGACTCTTTCGAGTAACGTCCTATCAGCACCCACAAGGGCCCTTATCCGTCACGCACCGGGGACACAACGTATCCGTGGTGCCGGGGAATGTTCCGAGGCCCGCCGTCTGCGATTGCTTTGATTTTTCGCACCCGCAAAAAAGTAACAGCCCGATAAGCGCGAACGCTTTCACTTATTTCCCCTCCGCTTTGGCGATGGCTTCATCAATATAGTCATACCTATGAGAATCATTCAATTCACGTCTTGCAGCTTTTAAGGTTTCCAGTAGTTCTTCATGGCTATTGACAGCGCGGACGATGAAGGCGGCGTCTGTTTCCGCTTGCTCTGTCTTTAACCAGAGTGAACCGATTTCTATTTTATGGTCAAGCGATAGCAAGCGAACCGTTTTACAACTATCGAATGTCCACGGCGTCGGCGTGTGGGCGGGCTTGGCCTTATTCTCTTTCATAGTTTTACTCTCCTTTTAATGTAATTTGTGGATTGCCAACGCTTGGACGGGATGGCGCGTTGCCCACTTATACGCATTTGAACGCTTCCAAAGGAACACAATCGCCTTCTGTTCCTCGGTCAGTTCTTCCCCTAAATCCCATTCGTCCCAAAGGCTTTCTGCTAATTTTACTGCCTGTTTATCATCCATGGTATTACCTCTCTTTTTGAGCCGTTCATTGGGACGCTTGAGGCTGAAGGGCCTTCGAGCGTCCCAGGAAGGGCCTACGCGAACTTACGCAACACTAAGATTTCAACCTGTTCCGTGTTGGGGGGTAGCCCTTCTGTGAGAGCATCCCAAATACCGAGGTCTAAACCATGCTCCGAAAGATCACCTCTTTCAATTACAACCGTATTACGCTTTTCCTTTTTCATGACAGCACCTCCTCCTTTTTTTCTTGATCCAATTTCGCTTGCAACTTCTCCCACTCTTTCAGACAATACAGGTAATACCGCTTCGATTGCCTGATAGATAATATGAGTATGGATTTTTCCCTCTTCATTCCTTGCATACTCGGAATCAAATCTAACAGTTTAGCCATACATCCCGTCAGCCCAAGGCCCTAAAGCCTGGGCTGACTGGTCTAGGGCTATTCTCCGTATTCGTTCAAGGAATGGTCACGGTCAAAGCGGTCCTCACACGCATTGATCCGGTCCTGCTCACGCTGACACGGTGGGCAAAGTTCTCCGAACTGATTTGGCGTTTCACACTCAGGACACATTTGAACGCTGTCATCATAATCCGGTTCACCATCAGTATCCGGTTCCAATTCCATTAACAAATCACCATTTGGAAACATTCTCATCACCATCCCTTCTATAATACCATTAATTTAATGTAAGGTAAGTATACCAGTGTAGGAGATGAAGTCAAGGGAATAATGAGTAAAACCATGGGTCTAAAGACTCATAATTACATTAAGTTACTGGCATGATAAGTATCGATTGGACCCATAATAATGCGTTAAATTGAATCCTGGAGCGTGTGGGAAAGTATAAATTGACGCTACAATCGTTTTTAGAGTAATATGGGCCTATGGGTTCACGCACACTCTTAAACGATACGCTCCGACGGTGATACTCTCCGTCGGTATTTTTATGCCTCTCCTTGCCGGATATCGTGTGCGCCGGACCCATCGGGGAGAGGCATTGAAATTTTGCGGGGGAATTTATGGCGAAATCCGTCGATGAAATTTTAGGGGAACTACAAGGCGGTCAACCCCGATTTTCTCTTTTGAATGGTCAAGAGTTTTTGAGTCAACCGCAACGGGAAATCGGATGGATGGTGGAGGGGATTTGGGTCAAAGGCGCAAGAGGTCTTATCGCCGGAAATCCTGGGGTAGGAAAGACCTGGTTAGCCCTGGATATGCTACTGGCGGTAGCGACGGGGGGTTTGTGCATGGGCAGGTATCAAGCGATCAAATCCCCCGCTCTTTTAGTGGAGGAGGAGGGATCAGAGCTTCATTTACAGAGAAGGATACACGCTCTGGCCAGAGCACGACAGCTTAAAGAATCGGAGCTTGCTTCCTTGTTTTTTATCATCCGTCAATTTACCAAAATACCACAAGATTTAAAGGCGTTATGTCATTTAATTATGTTGAATGATATTAAACTGGTCGTGTTTGATTCCTTGCGGAGATTCCATAACAAAGAGGAAAATTCCAGTTCCGAGATGCAAGAGGTTTTAGACGCTTTTGGGCGGTTAAATCAAATCACCGGAGCGGCCGTTATTTTAATCCATCATTTATCCAAACAAACGGAAAATTCACATCGACCGCTCTTTGAACGCTTGCGCGGATCAAGCGATTTCCTGGCCTGGCGCGATTGCGTTATCGGAGTGGAGGGGGAAGAGGATGCTACGGAATCCGTCGCTAGTTTCCAGTTTAGGGATGCCGATCCAACGGCCCCTATCCGTATCAAGCGTCACGTCGGAGAGTTGACGGGTGCTATTTCCCTGGAAGCAACAGGCCTGGAAGAGTCTGAAGAAGTAGCCGATAAAATAGCGTCTATACTTAATGTAATGACAGCCCATTTAGAGCCCTTATCGAAGGATCAAATCCTCACCAGCACTAAGGGACGTAAACAGGATTTGGCTAGAGCATTTAAGATTATGATAGACCGTCACATGGTGCTAAAATCAGGTTCAAAATGGATCGTTCCCGATTCGGCCGGAACGAATAGGAACGACGGGAACGAAATTCTGGATGTAATCGTTCCCAGTTCCGCCCCCCTAAAGGGGGGGGCGGGAACGATGGGAAGCGATTCCAAACATCCACCAGCGGAACGGGAGGAAACGGAAGATGAAAACATGGCAAGAGTACGAAATGGAAAAACGAAAATTGAAACAACGGGAAGCGAACGGCGAAATTCTGAATTGGGAAACGGAGATCAAAAAGATAACCGACAAACTGAATTTGTAGTACCTAAACGTAATGATAACGGCCCAGAGGAAGAAGAGGACTATAGCCCGTCCTGGGATTTGAGCGGAGGCCCTAGCGGTAAACCGGAAGGAAATTTCTGAAACTGTTTTTACGCTGCGCTTGTGATTTTTCAAAATGTCTGCTAGACTTGGCGCATGATCGGAAATTTTACGGGACATAGTTTGGTGGTTGATCCGGTGTCCGGTTTTCTCATAAAGTCTAACCATGCCGTTGACCGTGACGTAAAACGTCGAGAAGATGGGACGTACGCTGAAAGCCCGTTTGATGGGACTGAATCCGTCCTGGTGTTCGGGCCCGATCAGAAGTTAGAATTTCTGCGAATTGCCTCTGAACTTTGGCCCAATATCACCGCCGTTTGTGATCGTATCGGCATTGATCGCGACACCTACCGCAATCATTACGCCGTCGATGAAAAGTTCAGGCGTGAATGTGATTTGATCCGTGACCGGACTATTGACCGTATCGAGAATGTCCGCATGACCGTCGCTCATCAACCGTCAGGTAGCTTTGACCGGATGTGCGTCTTAAACGCCTACCGCCCCGAAGTCTACAATCCCAAAGTCAAGATCGAAATCGAACACACCGTCAGTCGCGAAGAAGGGGCAAGGCGTTTAAACGTTTTGTCCCAGGCGGTTGACGCTGAAATTGTCGATACCGTCCAGAAGATCAAGGCCCAGAGAGCCAGGGCCCGCCGCCGCCAAAACCCAAACGGCCATGGCGATCCGAAGTGACCCAACCCAAATCTTTCCGCGCCAAAAATAAAAAAGCCTTGACAGGCTTCAAAATGCGGAGTAGGCTCTTGGTGTGAGAACGTCAGTTCCATTCCGATGACCAAGTTCTTCGAGCAAGAGAAATGGGAATTTCTGACACGGGGGAAGGACCGGCGTCAGTCGAAAAAGAGGCTCATGAATCTGCATTTAAAAGACCGAGAGAGAAATTATCTTCAGGGCGACGGTGTGCAAAACTCTCTCGATAAAGATTTCGGGAAAACCCCTAAACCCAAATTCAATCCGATTTTAGTGGCCGCCTTCCTGGCGGTTTTTTTATTTCCGGTAAAGAGTTTTGCCGTTTGGTTTGCGGGGAGTGGTCCTGATTACAGCCAGGGCGCGGCCAGTGAGTTTTACTGTGCGGACGTAGCGGGGAGTCCTGTGACCACGGCGGCGGGGCTTTCGCAGACCGGTCCCGCTTTGGTGTTGGTCAATCCCTCGGCTTCCGGGAAGAACCTGGTGATCCTGGATGTGGGCATCGATATCACGGCGGCACCGGCGGCGGCGGCGCAGTTTATGTTGGCCTATTCCACCGGCGGCGTCAACATATCGACATCGGTCGTCACGTCTTCCGGCGGCATTGTGGGATTTAGCACCAACACGCTGGTCACGCCTGCCCGGCTCTTGACGGTGGTGGACTCCTCTCAGACGCAGGTGGGACTCTCCCTCGGCCAGTGTTTGGGGGGGCAAGGGACGGCGCTGCCGTCTAAACCTACGGCGTTCCGCTATATCGGCGGCACGACGGGAGCAGCGGCGATCTCGGGGGTGACCTTGACGGATCAGACGCAGGGAAAAGTGGTGGTGCCGCCGGGCGGCGTGGTGAGCATCCAGTCGACTTCCGCCGCCAGCATTCTGGCGCATCTGTTGTGGCGTGAAGATCCAGGAAATTAAATTTCAATGCGAGTTTTAGATATAAAATCTAGATTTGAGCGACATGTTTTGAGGACCCGGAATTGCTGGGTCTGGACGGGGGCTTTGCAAGCGGGTGGTTATGGATCTTTTGGGTGGCCGGGGAAGACTTGGAAGGAATGGAAAACACGTAAAGCTCATAAGCCACGCGATGCGCTTTACGTGGGCCCCATTCCCGATGGCCTGGACATTCTTCATTCCTGTGACAACCCCCCTTGCGTTCGTGCCTCGCATCTTTTCCCCGGAACGGATTTCGATAATCAACAGGATTGTTTGAAGAAGGGGCGACGCGCCGATTGTCGGGGAGAAAAGAATCCGAATGCGAAATTGGTTTTTTCGCAGGTTCAGGATATTCGGAATTTTCATCCCATGCTATCGGAGAGAAAGCTAGCGAACCACTTCGGTGTTGGTAAAGCGGCGGTGCATAAAATTCTTAAGGGCAGGAAGTGGTCATGAAGACTCACGCCTGTCCCACCTGCCTGCATGAAAAGTCTGTCGAGGAACTGAACGACGACCGTTCGGTGTCGCCCAAGATAAAATTAGACGAGCTGGTGCAAATTCAAGATCACGGGAGTGCGATGTACCGGGTGATGAAATTAGACGGAATGATCTTGGAACTGGAGAAGCTGTGAAGATCGAGAAGACTCTCCTGGAGGTGCTATCTTGAAAATATGCCAACAGTGTAACGGCGAGGGCGTGACTCAAAACCTGAGCGAAGCCTTGGACTTTACGGCCAATGATTTTCCCCAGCCGTTTCAGGGCGGGACCTTAGGCAGGCCGAACAGTTTTCCGGATTGCGAAATCAAATGCACAGGATGCGGCGGAAGCGGACTCTACAACAGTTTCGGAAGTACGGGGTACTGAGATGACCACCTGCCCGACCTGCAACGGCAAAGGCGGCATGTATGCGACGACCGATTATGTCGTCGACCAGAATGCGGGAACGACGGAACAAAACGCCAACAACCAGACCCAGGGCGTGGTCCCCTGTTCGACGTGCAACGGCAAAGGCTACTTGACGAATTTCGGAGTGGCCTAGTGGCGACCCTTGTTTGTCAATTCTGCGGCGGTGTCGGATCGGTCTCGAAGTCCACGGCCACCAACGACAAGCAAGGCGCGAAAGGAAAAACCGTGAAGCAGTCGCATAATGCCGAAGCGGAATCCGGGGCCGGGTGCTCCTCATGTGGTGGAACCGGCATTTTGAGGACGCATTATCCGCAATGAGCCTCTTGGTCCAATCCGGGAAGGTTCGGCCACGTAGGCGCATCCTGGTGCGGATGCTCCCTATCGTAGAAGACTATGCCAACGGTCTTGGGCTTCATCTCATCAGCCGAAAGAAACATTGGGATTTTAATTTTAGGCGTGGAGTCATTGAGGCGATGGACCCGGCGATCAGCTGGCGGATTCCCGAGGTGATGTTGGGGGATGTGGTGATTCTAAAGGGCTCGGCGGGTTTCACCCTCGACGGCGATTTGCTTGATGAAGACGACAAATATGATGATCCCCTGAAAGGAGAAAATTTTCGCTGGTGTCATTGGAAAGAGATTGAAGCGATTGACGACAACTCTACTCAAAAACGATTGGAGGTCTCTCATGCCTCAGCCTAGTGTTTCATCGACATTTATGCCTCAATTTAAAAACGAGGCAGAGGTGAATCTCCCGTCCGGCATCAAGGTCCGTTTTTATCGCAACGAACCCTTCAAGTTTTTGAATGACATTCATAAATTTTTGGAGGGTCTCAATATTGGAGAAATCCAGGTCTGTCAAATGAATACGGATGCCAACGGTTGGTGTAATTTTGTGATCGCCTACCGCGAGCCTGCGCCGCCCAAACCCGAAGGGCCGGACCCGGCGATGGTCTTATTTGACACGGTCATGGCCTTAAAAGATTTGACGGACGTGGTGAACGCGTTGGGTGAGAAACTTTTAAATCAGGAGGACAAGGACGGTGGCTCCTGAAGTTCTTCGCGAAGAGACGGTGTCGGGTCTTCCTCCCGATGATGAGCGCCTTTTGGAAGTGGACGTGGAGGGGTATTGTGTCACTATAGGCCTCAATGATCACACTTGCGAACGTTTGGTTTCCGAGCACAAATCCCGACATCCTCATTGTCTATGGCTGCATGCTTTACGCGCTGTTGGTTCTCATCTTATTTGCTGCATTGAGGGCAAGGGACAAGTCCCGTTTGGGACCTTTCAGCAAGTGGGGAAGCTCGCCATTGAATACTCCCGCAGTCGGGGCACGACGGTCCGATTTGCAGCCCTTGAAAATGTATTTAAACCGGAGGGTGCGTCCGCCGGAATCTGGCAAGCCAAGCCCTATCGGACCTTCGACATATGAATCTAAAACTCCCTTATCCGAACACCGAGAGATTGAACTTGGACAATCCGGCGATCCAGATCATGATGGAAAAAAAGATGTTCGAGGACGACCCCGTCGCTCTCTTAAAGCTCGCGTACCTAAAAATCAAGACCAAGGAAGGAGATCTCATCCCCTTTGAACTCAACTCGTCTCAGAAAAGGATTGTCGAAGCGATCCAGCAGCAACGACGACTCGGACTCCCCGTCCGAATCGTTGTCCTCAAGTCCAGGCAAATGGGCACTTCTACGCTTTCTGAGGCGATCATCTATGCGTTCTGCTCGTTACGGGGTGTTTCCCAGGGATTGGTATTGGCGGATGACGAAGAAGGCGCATCGGATATTTTCAAAATGAACGAAACGTTCTGGGGCGAGATGCACAAAGACCATCCGCACTTAACGCCCCAGAAAACGAGGTCCGATGAAAAACGCATGGAGTTCTATCAGACGAAATCCGCCATTAGAATCGAGACTGCACGCAATAAGCGAGCAGGTCGTAAATACACTTATCGATACGCGCACCTTACCGAGGTCGCCTTCTATCCGGCGCTTAAAGATTTGCTTGCAGGTCTCTTGCCGTCGATTCCCGACCAGCCGGAAACCATCCTTATCCTGGAGACTACAGCGAACGGACTGGGGGATTTTCATCAGTTCTGGCAGGAAAAAAAGAAAGCCTACGAAGAAGGGAGAACCGAATGGATACCGATCTTTCTGCCGTGGTCAGAGCACGAAGAATACGAACGGCCCTTCTTAAACGAGGAGGTGAGAGAGCGCTTTTTAAGTACCCTTTCGAACGACGAGAAGCTGATTATGAAAGTCCATCGGCTCACGGTCGAGCAGATGAACTGGCGGAGACATCAGATCCAGGATGTGTACAATGGCGACCAAGATAAGTTCGAGGTCGAGTATCCTCTGTCGGATCGGGAAGCGTTCAAGTCGACTTCCAGGCGGATCTTCCCCGACCGCCTTACCGAACCCCAGCGGGTCCACGTGGTGGTCAGTCCTAAATTCCGAGGCGAGATGGAAATGGTTCATCGCCGACCTTCTCCGCTCTCCGACCCCCAGGGGTTCCTAAAAATCTACAAGGAGGCGCAACCCGAATGGACTTATGTCATTGGCGCAGACAGTTGTGAGTCGGCCCTCTCGCACGACGAAGCGTGTGCACAGGTATTGGCCCGACAGACCTGGCAAATTGTGGCGCACCTTCACGGTCACATCAGTCCTGATGATTTCGCTCGGAAGCTCTTTGCATTGGGCCAGTATTACAATATGGCTTTGGTGTGTCCTGAGCGTAATGGTCCTGGAGCTGTTACGGTCCAACAGTTGGCGGAGCTAGGCTATCCGAATCTCTGTCGGACCCCCAAGTCCGTTATTACCGACGGCGGAAAATGGATTGAGACGGAAGAGTTCGGATTCCACACAAATGTCAAGACGAAGCCTGTTATCATCGACAAACTTTCGGCGGCCCTGCGCGATTTGTTGGTGGTGATCCCGGATGCCAAGATCATTGACCAGCTTTCGACGTTTGTGATTAAGAAAGTCAACGAGGAGGGCCACATTCAGACAGGGGCAGAAGAAGGCTTCCAAGACGACTGCGTGATGGCTTTGGCGGTGGCCGTGTGGTATGCTCATCAATTAAGCCCCATACGGTCTCATGCGGAAGTGCCGAGGCAGAGTTTTATGAGCGGTTCGAGAACAGGCTATGGCGGATGAGATGGTCTTTTCCTGTTTCCGAGATGCGCCTCTTAGTGAACGCGCTTCCCGACACGAGGCTAAACAAAATGCCGAGGCCCGTTAGCGTGTTCTTTGACCACCAGGGGAAGTTTGATTGTCCCGTATGCGGCAAGTCCTTGATCCGTGCTCATCTTCAGGGATGGTTTTGGCATTGCTTAAAATGCGACCGGCAGTTTGCGCTGTACGAGTTAAAGCCGAAGGTGGAAGAGGCAGAGAAGATCGTTTCAGATAGGCCGGAAGGATTTTTTGATCGTGTGAAGAAAGTTTTTACGGGAGGGAAAAATGGCTAAGAAATCAGACCCAGTCATGGAGAAATCATACTCAGCGGCCAGGAAGAAAATGGGCTATGGCGGAAAGTCCAAAGGCAATGCGTCTCTCGGCAAGAAGGGCGCTAAGGGGATGATGAGGCCTGCGGGGAAAACGTGAGTCATGCCGTATGATTCCAAAAGGCAAATGAGATGGGCCCATACCGCCTCCTCGAAGAAAAAGGGGTTCCCTACGAAGGAATTCGACAAAGCTTCGAAGGGGAAGAGTTTGCCGGAGACCTCAAAGAAGGCGAAGTCGATGTCGAAGAAGATGACGCGGAGATAGGAGGCTGATATGCTGGGCGATGAATCCAATGGAAACTCAGGAAAGCCGGAAGAAGACAAGCCCGTTGTTCTGGAAGAGTCTGCGAAGAAAGACGAGAAACCGGCAGCGGTTACAGAAGCGGAAGCTCCAAAAATTAATAAGGCAAGAATTGACAACGGAACCATGACCGTCACCTTGGAGTTGGAAGGTCCGGACAATTCCTTTGCCGCCGCCATTGGGTCGCTCGTCTTGGCGCAGGACATGGTGCGGAATTATTTTGCCAAGAAGATGATGGCGGAGCAGCTCATGAAAGAGCGCGTGATGGCCAAGATCATCCGCTCGGAGATCCATTAGTGTGGCGACGCTTCTTCCCAAAAAGAAGAAAAAGACTCGGGCCATGAAGGCGCAGCGGGCATCGCAGACGATGTCGCAGCGTCCGGTGGCGATTTCGATTGTGCACGTGAATACGACCGAGTCTTCCGGCAACAGCGCCGATCAAGATCTTCGTCGATTAATCAATGCGGGGGCGATATGAAGAAATTGGGTGGTCCACATGGTAGGCACAAGATTCGAGGACCGGCGAAGGACCGCAAGAAGGGGGTCACGCCCAAGTCCATTAACTTTAATACGATGACGCCCAAGGTGGCCAATAGCGCGGATCGGGCGTTGGGGCAGTTGCGTGGCGGTCGCTAAAAAACGCCGGAGATTCACCAAGGAGAATTGGATGAAGCTCGTGGCGTCCATCCGTGAGCAGCAGAAGGAAACGGCGGAACCGAAGAAAGAGGAGCCTAAAGTGGAAGTGCATATACACAATAATCTACCGAGTTTTGATCGCGAGGCCAATTCTGCGGATATTTCGATGCAGAGAATGATTGGAAATAACAAGGCCAAGTGGAGGCCCTCATGAGAAAAGAAAAACAAGCCACGCCATCCAAGAGTCGTCTGGGAGGGGCTTTCAAGGATATGAAGGTTCATTCGGACGACATTCGGGCATTTAAAGTCGACGATGAGCCGTCCTTCCGGATGTTGGCGGACACGGAATCACCGAATAAGGCCGACCGCGATTTAAAGAAGTTGATCGAAGACAACGTCATGCCTGCGCGTAGGAATGCAGGAATCAAACCACAAACTAATCGGAGGTATCGTTAAATGGGACAAGAACAAATGCGTACCGATGGACCTTCAGGATCAAGGACAGAAAAGACGCCGCCGATAGAAAAAGATCGGGCAGTCGTGTCGAAGTTTGATGAGCGGATGCAGAACAATGACGCGATGAAATACAAAGGCAAACAATCGCCGCTATCAAAGCCGACCTAAATGCCGGTCCTCTCTCCAGAGGAACAGCAGGCGCTTGGCGTCACGGGTCCGCCGCCGAAGGAGCAGGAACGTGACCCGAAAACCAAGATCACCCGACTGGCCACGCTGGAGTCGGGGATTTACCGGCGTCGGCTTAAACTCAAAGAAGAAGATAAGAAATTAGTGGTCGATCTTCTTTGGGACTGCTGGCGCGAATGGGACACCAATACTTCTCTCTTACGTTCTAAGCTTCTCAAATACAATAACCGTTTAGAAGGAATTTCGTCCCCGCGCTCAGACCCCTGGCCGGGGGCGTGTTCTTTGATGGTTCCGTTAATTGAGCTCCATATTGTGGGGCTTCATTCCTTGATTGCGGCCACGATGCTCGATAACGACCCCATCTGGTTTGTAAAAGAAATGGTTCCGCCTACGGCGGCAGGCGGTGAAGAAGTCGATCCGAATGTGGAGTGGTTCTTGAACTTCAAGGCCAAAGTGGAGCTTTCGATCAACCAGGCCTTATCGGAAGCCTTCTACAATGCCCTAGCCACTCCGCTTTCGATTGGAGTCATGGACTGGGTGGAAGAAGTCGGGAAGGAGTACCACGTTAATGCTTACGACAAGATCGAAGAGTTTGAACAGGACTTCCCATCACCAGACGAAGCCGGATGCAGCCCCGCCAGATACACCGAATATCTTTCTGACCTCACGCAAGGCACCCAGGTTCAAATCAAGATTGAAGAAGAGAAAGTCCGATACCGAGGGCCAAGGCTCCGCATCGTGGAACTTAAAGACTTGGTCCGGGTGCCCGTCGATGCTCCGTCCTTGGAATACACGGTTCTTCATGGAGACATGTTCCGGCAACGGGCCAACTATTTTCGCAAAGGAGCCAACCGCGACTGGCTTGATAAAGCCGAAGTCGAGAAGATGCTTAAGGAGCCTGGCGAAACTACGGCGATGGATAAAGTCTCTCAGCAGCAAAACCGCAATGAGGGTCTCGGGACAACGCCTATTCGTAAGGCGGACGAATATTATTGTTTAAGAGGCAATCTCTGCATTGACTTAAATGATGACGGGGAAGAGGAGATGTACCATGTCCTCTTTCATCCCAAATCCAAAACGCTTCTGCGTATCGAGGATTATCCCTATTGGCACAACCGCGTCAACTACATTCCGTTTAAGATCCGCCCCAAGTCCGGGCGTTTGATGGGTCGGTGTGTCACCGACATGCTCTGGGATATCAACGAAGAAGCGGATACTCAGCATCACCTGCGGATTGATTCTAGAGCCATCTCGACCGTGCCTTCGTTTAAGAAGAAGTTGACGGAAACCACGATTGATTTTTCCCGCAAGGACCAGAAGTTTTATCCCGGCGTGGTCTTTACGGTCCAGTCCATGGACGGGTTTGAGCAGTTGGAAATCAAGCAAACCGACATGGGCCAATCTCAGCAGGAAGAACAAACGCTTTTTCAGTTGGCGGTGTGGTTAATCGGAAATGATCCGGGACTACGTTCAGGAACGCCACAGGTTAAAGACCCCAGGGCGTCTGGGAAGAAGACCCAGCAGCAACTACAGCAGTCTAATGTAAGGGTAGACGACTATATCCGCCAACTGATGCAGGGCACTAACGAAGTGGGGACCCAGTGTTTGGAACTCTATTTCCAGTTCGCTCCGGATGCGGTTATTCCTTACGCTCAGTACGACCAGAACACGGGTCAATGGATTAAGAAAGAAATTGAGCGGGTGAAGCTCCGCAACAAGTCCATGCACGTCCAGGTGGCGCGGATCTCAGTCATGGACAATCCCGATGCGGTCATGCAGAGGGCGCTTGTGAACTATCAGCTTTGGAGTCAGGAGCCCTTGATCGGGCAAAATATGCAAAGGCGTCATGAGTTGGTCAAGCGGACATTGTTCGCGGAGCGTGAGAAGGATATTACGAAACTCCTTCCGCCCATTGAGCAGATCATGCAGGAGATGCAGCAGCAGAAGGCGCAGGCGCAGCCGGGGACAGCCCATGGCGATATGCACGATGCGCTTCAGAATAAAACCAATAAAGGGGCGTCGGATGATAAGTCTGCGCTCGGTAAGAGGCAAGGCGGTAGTGATCTTTCGCCAGGGTCTCTTGGCAAGAAAGCACCAGGTAATCCGTGATGGACCTTGACATCGATCAGCTCCAATTAGCCCTTAATCAGATGGAATCGGATTTGGCCTATTGGAAAGAAGTCTTGCAAAAGTCTGAAAAGTATGAAAGACTTATGGAGGACGAGGACTTTAAGGACTTCTTAAAAGACTTTAAAGAAGGTTTTGCGATTCATGGCGAACAGATCAAAGAAGCGCTTGAGGAACTTTCTCAGGCGGGTCCCAAAAGGCAGGATGACCTTTTCCGGATTATCCTGGTCCATCAGTCCAAGAAGGAATCGGTCGAGGCCTTGACGGAGAGGCCCAAAAAGATTGTAGAGTTGTCCAGGGAAGCGCAGAAGAAGATCCCGGAATTGGAAGAAAAGATCGCTCAAGCGAAAAAGGAGATCCATGGCCAAGGATAAAGACGGAAACGACATCGTAGAAGATCCCAACAAGCCGGGAGAACTCCCCGAAGCGGCCAAGAAGATTTTAGACGCAATGCAGGAAAAGCTCGATAAGAAAGACAATCCTCCTGTTGATTCTCAACCCAAGGACGACCCCAAGAAACAATATGAAGCATGGCGTGAAGACACCAAAAAGAAAATGGGCTGGAATGATGACCAGTTGGCTTTCCATGAACAGTCAATTCGTGCTGCTCAGGCTCCTTTGGTCCGTGATAATGCATTAATGAAGATGCGGACCTCTCAGAAGGATTTTGACAAACTGGAGAAGGCGTTTATGGAAGAAGTGGGTCGTTACGAGAAGATGGGACGCATCGTCGATTCCAGTTTAGCGGAGGAGCTTTTCTATATGGTCAAGGGCAAAGAGCTTTCCGCCGGTCGCTATACTCCCGAAGTTCCTGGTTCACAGCCTGCCAAACGTCCTGCGGACGCGGAGCGTTCTCCCAGGCGCATGGCCCCTTCGTACAATGCGTCCGATCCTGGAACGGGCGGAGGGACAGAGAAAGAAGACGCTTCTTCAAAGCTCTCGGAGATGGAAAAAGACTATCTCGACTTCGTGGATAAGAGCGCAGGTCAAGTCGGGAGTGAGGTCAGCGCAGAAGACTATGTCAAGAATCGAGAAGATATTAAGAACGGGAAACGCGAGATTGCCGATCATGCGGTGAGAAAGATCGAGGTCGCGCCAGGGGCGGGTCCGGCAGATCGGGACATGGCCGCTCTCTGGAATCGTTCGGCGGCCACCAGGAGATAAATGTTTTCATCCCTTCATCCTAGCCCAACGTCTGGTGACGGCAAGGCCATTGAGCAGGCTCGCTATCATTATCCTACCGACCCTCAAGAGGGTCACATTCGTTGCGCGTTATGCGGGTTTCAGAAAGATTTGAATATCCAGCAAGAGGGAGATACGCTTCTTTCTCCTGGAATCAGTTATGGCGTGGCGCAAACGCTGACAGTTAATCTGCCAGTTCCAACGGGTGCCGCGCCGATTTCTTTTTCGTACAAGAGCATCGAACCGTCGGTTGTCGGAGGATGCCCTTTCTGTGGGACGTTTAACAGCCGTGGAGCCCTGGTGGGTGATCCTTTTGACAACGGGATCGATATAACAAATCAGTAAGTAGTTCCTCTTCTTTTCTACTCTCCTTCCTAATTCCTATTATGTCGGACCAATCTATTGAATGAGGTGATTTATGATTCCAGCTCGCGATGCCGTGATGGGACAATCCTACGTCAAGCCGTGGCCGCTCTTTGGAAACGCCACGAACATTATTAAGGGCGCAGCGCTTGTTTTAGGAGCTTCCGATGGAACGAACTTGGGGTACGGGATTATTGCTCCCGTCAATACGTCGATGGCGGGTATTTTCTTGGGCGTGACCGAGGCCCCGTTTAACGCGGCCACTTTAGACAACGATCCGACGGCGGGAACCAAGTACATTCTGACTCCGGTTAATATAGGTCCGAAGCAGATCTATGAGGCCCAGTTCGATAACCGTTATGGGGCCAACGCCTTATCGGTGACAGGGGTAGGGGCGACTACGGTTGTGACTTCGGGCGAGAACATCGGAGGCGGGTGGCTGATGTTTGATAACTTCGAGCTGCATTTTGTGGACTCTTCGTCTTCGGGGACCTATACAACCAAAACTGCAACGTCTGCCGCCATTACGACCGCTAACAAAGTGGCGAAGATCTATTACATCGGGGAACCCAAGATCACGCTCATTACGGCAGGGGACAAAATCGGGACAGCCACGGCGGCCCAGGGCGCGATCCAGGCGATGGTCTTAGAAACGCGCATTCGGGCGGTAGGCTATGACAACGTGGCCTTAGACCCCACGAAGCACGATAACTTGATCTTACCGACGGTGAACGGGGTGTCTCCGGCGATTTACGCCGACATCATGTTCACGCAGAGCTTTTTGGGTACGCACTAATAGACGCAACTGGCGAAGGCCAGAATCTTTAAGGAGGAAACACTGTGTATACATCAGCGAACTGGCCGGATCTCTTGGAGCCGGGTCTTCGGAAGGTATTCTCCGATGCCTGGTGGCTGGAGCAGTTGCAAGCTATAGCGCCTATTCTTTTCAATATCGAAGACTCGATGAAGGCCGTCGAGCATGACCTGGAAGACGGGGACATCCTGGATTTTGCCCCGTTCTCTGGCCAAGTCGCTTATGATGACACGGGAGAAGGATACAAGACCAACTACACCCATGCCCAGTTCGCGCGTGGGATGAAGATTGAAAGGACGTTGGTGGATGACGATCTCTATCGCGTCATTAGTCGGCGTCCTCAGAAGTTGGGACTGGCGGCTTTCCGTAAGCGCGAGACCGATGCGGCGAGCGTTTTCAATAACGCTTTCAATTCGGGATTTACGGGCGGGGACGGACAGTCGTTGGGTTCTTCGGCGCATCCATCGAACAACGGTGGACCGTCGCAGTCGAATCTAGGCACTACGTCCCTGTCGCCTACGGAAGTGGACAACGCACGGATCAAGATGAAGGGGTTCCTGACCAACCGTGGGAACTTCCAGACGATCCAGCCGGACTTGCTCTTGGTGCCGATGGCTCTGGAATCCTATGCGTTTGAAATCATCAATTCCAACGGCAAAGTGGATACGGCCAACAACAACCCTAACTTCCACAGGGGGCGCTATAAGCTCGTGGTGTGGGACAACTACTTGACGAGCGGCACCCACTGGTACTTGATTGATTCCAAGTTGATGAAAGAGTTCCTGTTGTGGTTTGACCGGATTAAACCGGAGTTCTACAAGGACAGTGAGTTTGATACCTTAGTCGCAAAATTCGCCGGTTATATGCGCTATTCCTATGGATGGAGCGACTGGCGTTGGCTCTACGCCGAGAACAGCTAGTAAAATAAATATGTTTTTTACTAGAACTTTAGGTCTTGTTAAGTTGTGTATTTCGAGTAATGGGGCAACAGTTAGACAGCGGGACGATAACTCTGGAGTATATTATGGATATTTCTAATCAGTATTGGGCTGGGTTTTTTGACGGAGAAGGAAATATCTACTTCGCCAAAGACCTTGTTCATATGAAGGTTGGTATATCTCAAAAGGAAACTGAAACCCTGTATCTTCTAAAGATGAGATTCGGAGGTTATCTTAGTCGTACAGGAGGGAAATATCCGTGTGCGCGATGGGAGGTTGGTGGTAAGAAGGAGATTGTCTCTTTCCTGGAAGCTGTTTGTCCATATCTTATCGTTAAGCGTGTAGAGGCTGAGATTGCTCTTGAGGCTTTAAAAGGATGGAGAGAAAGCCGCAACTATAAGAGTGGTCTTAATGGTCCATTGCCACAAGAAGAGATTGATAGAAGGCGTAATTTGAAAAAAAAGTTTGACGAAGACCGAAATGATCCAAAGATAAATCCTACTTCTACTGAAGGAGTTCAACATGCCTAAGCGTTCTTTAGCATCATTATCTGGTACCACGCAAGAAAGGCCTGACCCGACGAAGTCTTCTCCTGAAAAACAGGTGGAGAAGGTGGACCGGAAGATGACCTTTCAGGAGCGCGAGATGTTGCGTCATGAAATCGAGATGACGGAACGCTCCATGAATCAGGACATCAAACAGGCGGATGACCCCAGGGCCAAAAAGGAGCTCTACCGCAAGAAGATGCTACTCGCGCACGATGATGAGTTGACCTTTCAGGGGAACGATAAGGAACTGGCCTATCACGAACTGAAAGAGATTGAGAAGGTCATTGTCCCTGAGATGCCGACTAAAAACGAAATGTGGCCGAAGAATGACATTTCGTTAAAAGCCCAGGCGCTCCGTCATCAGCAGGCTTTTGAAAAGAAGTTTAATGATCCCAATTCGGGGAGTGAGACGGGTGGGCTTGTTTTGAGATGGCAGGAACTCAAAAGACGTTTGGAGCCGGATAATCCTCATGCACAAAATCTGGATAACATCCGGCCCGACTAAATTATTGGGAGGCTTTCGATGAAGAAGTTATTGTCTGTTGTTCTGGCCTATGCTTTGGTTCTTTTGCCTCTCACGTCTTATGCCACCTGTTTAACCCCTTTGGCCAACAAGAACGTGGAGGGGCCTCCATATCTGGTGGACTACACCACTGGGGCGAACCAGTCCTGTATTGAGTATTACCTGGACACGAGCGGCAACGGCGCTTATTTCGGGAATCTTTCGGTTACCGGGAACACCGCCACGACGGGCTCAACAACCAATTCGGGGATTACGGTCTATCCTCCCTTGGGTGCGCCAGTCGTTTCTACGGGGACCAATAGCAGCACCGTCTATCTTTCGACTTGTTCTACCATCAACCCGACAGCAACGGTTTTGGTTGTCGTGTCTACGGGTGCCAACATCAACATGGCCGGGTGCCAACAGGTGGTTCCGGCACCTGTGATTGCCACCGCCACAGCGACGGCTGGTCAATGGCTTGTGTTGGAGTCCACGTCGGAGTTGAACGTCGGAGGGTCGGTGATTATTTCATCGTCTGCGGTCAATGGTATCCATTTGGGATCAGCGACTCGCTCTATATCACAGAACTCGGTGCTAACGTTGATCTTTGATGGTGTGCAACACATCTGGAAAGAAGTCAGCTATACCGGAGAATGACCGAACGTTTAAATGCGTGAGAAAACTTCTTTTATCCCTCGCCCTAGCCCTCGCCGTCCGGGTTCCCTGTTGGGGAACCCTGGCGGCGTCCGATTTAATCAGCCGAACAAGAACCCTTCTTAAAGACGCCTCCCTTACGGCCAATCGCCAGCAATTCTCGGACGCTCAATATCTCGCCTGGGCTTCGGATGGCCAACGGGAAGCCAATGCCCTGAACTGGCTTCTCCAATCATCCGTCACAATTACTTTAACCAACAACGTTCAAGAGTACGCCATGCCCGCCGATTTCATGTTTGCCAATCGCGTGTGGGCGAATATCCCCGCGTCGCAGCCCTGGCAGAAGATTCCGGCCTCTTCCATGAATGACCTGGATGCGCGGTATCCGGGATGGTTCAATGTGACGGGCGGTCCTCCTATTGCCTACTTTTCGGATATGTCTGAAGGAACCGTTTTCCTTGGTTTTTATCCGATCCCCGTGAATCCTTCCACAGGGACCGTCCTCATTTACTACGTCCAAAACACAGTGGACCTTTCGGCCTCCAATGAATCCGCCATCCCCTTTAACGGATGGGTTGTTCTTCAGCCCTACGTATCGGCGCTCACCTACTACATGGCCTACCGCGCGTATATCACTTTAGAAGAAACGGAACTGGCGCAGGTCTACTACAAAGAGTGGATCAATTTTCTGATGGTGATGAGGCAAGGCCTCAATCGTCAGCCTGATTTTAATCCGGCGGCAGGAGCCTTACGGAGCGGTTCCCCGAACAGCCAGAGTGGACTGGGAGGGCCGTAAATGTGTGGAAAGTTTACATACACCCTTTCGCTATGTATAGTTTTAGGCGTTTCCTTTACATACGGGTCTCCCCTTAAAGAGGGGAAGCACTACGACTATTCTAAGGGCCTAGACACCTACCACTCTTCACTATCTCTCCCGGACGGGTTTGTTCAGAAGTCCCTAAACGTTCTCTTTGATGCCCAGGCTCCTGTCACCAAGCGGCAAGGATATTCTGTGGCCTTTTCAAGCAAAGGGTATTCCTACCAGCAGGCGTGGACGTATGTCGACCCCACTAACACGTCCTGGATCATTGTTCGGGCATCTGATTCCGTTATTGCCAACAGTTTGTCGGGCGGTTTAAGTGTCCTGGTCGCCACCGTGTCCGCCAATAATTTGGTCGGAGAAGCCAATGCGTTTGGGGACGCTTTCTTTACCGATCAAACCCAGGGGGTCTATTTCTGGAACGGGACTTCCACCACCTATGTATCGGGGAGCCCGAAAGGGTCCTTAATGGCCCAGTGGCATGGACGCGTGTGGGTGGCGGGTTTGGCTGTGCCAAGTGGAAATCAACTGTGGGGTTCTAGGCAATATGATGCGATCTCAGGAACCGCCTGGGGGACAGGGGTCAACCCGAACGACCCCGTGACGCTCGTGGTGGGTCTCCAGGATAACTTTGACAATATCTCAGCGCTTTATCCTTTCCTCGATACACTCTACACGTTCCGCCACTTCTCGACCTATGCCGTCTATGGGTTTGACCAGACCTCTTTCCAACTGTCCTTTATTACCGCCGAGTGCGGATGCGTGGATCAGAACTCTATTCAGACCTATAACCATGCTCTGGTGTTCGTTTCAGAGCGCGGGGTAGAGTCTTTTAACGGGTATACCTGTACCCGCATTTCGGATGCGGTGAAGAACATGGTGGATGCTTCGATTCAGGCCCAAGGGGGTGTGAATCAGCAATCCTGGGTCCAGGCGTCGCCAGCCGATTGGAATGCGGGGACCTTCACGCCTTCTGCCAATCTCAATACAGTCATTGCGTCCCCTGCGTTGGTTCTTTCGACTTTTAGTGTGACGGAAAACTCAAATACACAGTGGTCTCTAGGAAGTACGAGCAATGTCGTTGTCGGCGTGAGTTCTATTTCTTTGGTGATTAATAATTTAGGGAATCTTACGAACCCGAGTTTCGAGAGTTCGATCTCTGGGAATTGGACCGCGAATGGTGGCCTTCCTACATTCCAGCGCGTTTCGAGTATTGGGGGCCTTAATTGCGGGACGATTAATCCTCAAAGTGGTTCGTCGTTAATGCAATATTCAGACTCCCCGCTTGATTATGTTTCTGGTGACACGGTTGAATTTGATGCGACGAATGATACTGCGGTAAACCCCACCATTCTTCAGCAAGTGTTTGCGACCGTTACCTTTGATTGTACATGGAGACAATACACGCTAACGCCTTCTGCGGCTAATTTTGGAACTCGCGTGAGGTTTCAATTCCGATTTCGTACAGGGTCAACCGGGGAGACGTTACAGACCTCCGATTCTTATATATGGGGAGGCCCTATTACATTTTATGCAGCTATGGGGGACGTTAATGCAGTTCCTACCAATGGAATTCCATATTACGGTTTTGATAATGTCCAGAATGGATCAGATACGATTACCTCTGGGTCATTCACATCTCAGGTATATAACACGGGCATTGCGTCTAATTCCTATTCCATCACGAACTTTTCTTGGACTCCAAATATTACTACCCCGACTTTCAATTTACAGACTTCCGGAGGAGCCAGCGGTCCTTGGACATCAATCTTGGCGTCAAGCGCCACAAATGCCTTTGGATTTCAATACTTCCAGTACACGAGCACCATCACGGCAGAGCCGGGAGACAACGTTTTTGCAGCCATTAATTCCGCTACGGTCCAAGCCACGGCCTCCACGGGAACGATCAAATCCCAGATTCATAATTTGGGAACGATCAACTCCTTCGGGAACTTTGCTGTGACGGATGTCTTAAATTCCGGAAACATTAATTTCTCTATTTGCACATCGAGCAATCCGACGATGAATGGCGGTGCGGGAAACACCGCCTCTTGCGCGAATCAAACGGTCAATTCACAGATTACCGTCTCAACAGGAGTCACAGGGGCCTCTACCTATGTCCAGTGGTATGCCACCTTTAGCGTCACTGCCGCCACCCAGACGCCAACGCTGAACTCGGGAGTCGTCCAGTGGTTCTCAGGAAACAACTCTCCGCCGATGGCTTCAACGGTCTGGGATAACCGCTACTGGTTGTCTTTGACCACGACGACAGCCGACACCGCTGACGATGCGGTTTTGGTTTTAGGTATCTCGGGGGCCTGGGCGCTTTTGGATCTCCATGCCGGTGGATTCGTCCAGTATAAGAATAGCCTCTACCATTCTGATTCCTTGGCCTCCGGAAATGTATACCTGGACAATCAGGGCTATCGGGACAATAATAAAGCTATCAATGCCTTTATCCAGACGAAGGATCTATGCGGGGAGGACCTCGATACAGAGGACTATTACGAATCCCTTTATACGTCCATGGACAATCTTGGGAGTTTCAATATGACCATCCAATATGCCATGGACCGCTTAAACACGTCCCCTTATACGCTTTCATCCATTAACCAGACGGAGTTTTCGGGAAATACGGCCATTAAGATCCCATTTATTCAAAGTGTCAATAACCAGAACTTTTCCAAATGCATCAATTTCACTTTTACAGAACCGGATTTGGATAGTCCATGGCTTTGGTATGGTTTCACGACCTATTCTCACCCCAGGGAGGTCCAATGAGGATTCGGGATTGGAGGATTCCTTTTGGTGTTCTTCTTCTCTGCGCTTTGGCAGAGTTTTCCTGGGGCGCGTCGCCTACGTCCAGTTCAGTTTTATTGCCTGTCCCAGACCCCGCCACCTACCGGGACCTTCAGAATCTTCAGCAGGCGATCATCAATCCGACGATTTCAACGGGAACGGCTAAGGGATTTATGGTCTCTTCTTTTACGGCCACAAACTTTACGGCTACCAATGGCACGATCACGACAAAACTGACCGTTCCGAATGGTGTTGCGGCAACAGACGCAGCGGCATTCGGCCAACTCCCAGTTTTCACCAACATGACGACTTACGCGGGCGGGGTCAATGGGAATGGTTCTATTTCAGGTGGGGTATTTGAATATAGACAGATGGGTGATGTGATTGATGTATGGGCTACGTATACCTCAGGGATACCCACAGGAACGGCGTGGAGTATGACCCTTCCTGTCAATATCAATTTAACGTCGCTTCAGAACACGCAGGCCATCTTAGGTGTTTTAGGAGCTTCAGACGCGGGGACATCCAACGGACTTTTGATTTTTACGGACGGGTCGGATGCAACGAAAGTCTATGTTACTTTGCCGACGGCAGGAACCGCCGGAGGTGCCTTTCACAAAGAACTAGGTAATGTCCGCATGAATAATACGGATACCGTAAGCGTTCGATTTACGTATCCAAAATAGGAGGAGTATATGGCCACAGGCGGAATTTTACCGACAGACACAGAGAATACAGGAGGGCCTCTTGGCGGGGATAATAGTGGTGGGACGGGAGGAGCCGATCCCAATCCCATTACAGACCCTACAGGCGGACAACCCAATTTTAATATAGAAGCCATTTTTCAGAGCTTCGGGTATACGCCCTCACAGGCCGAAATCAACGCTTTGTCCCCCGCTTTTGAAGGACGCACGAACGTCCTTCAAACGGGGACTTCGGCAGTAGCGGAATACGTCCAGGCCCACCAAGAATTGGCGGGTGCCCAAAGTCAGATTCAGGGCAATCTCTTGTCTGAACAGGAGGCGGCCAAGAACTCCCAGACCTTAGCCGATGTCTATGCTTCTGGAGGCCAGGCGGCTTACGATGCGGCGGCACAGGTCTTTACACAGGCCCCAAAGCTCTTTGGGTCTTTGACGGCAGATCAGATCACGCAGTATCTCCAGCCCGCTCAGGATGCTTTCAATAAGGCACAAGGGACTACGACGGGAGCGATGTCCGCCAGAGGCTTAGGTGGATCTTCTATTGAATCCCAGGCTTTAAGTCAGAATCTTTCCCAGTTCATGACGCAGACGCTCATGACGGGTCTTGGGATTGGTCAGCAGCAACAAGCAAATCAGGCGGGAGTGCTACAGAACAAGGGGGCTGGGCTCTTTGGTCTTTCGCAGACCGAGACTGGAGTGGGTGCTCAGTACCAGGGTCTTGCCAATGCCTCAGCAGCCAATAACGCAACGCTGGCGGGTCAAAAGACGGGGTTGGCGGGAGGGGCTGTGAATGAGGCGATTGCTCAAGAGGCAGCGATTCGGGCTTTAAATCCTCAGTCACAGAGTTTCGGAGGCCAGATCTTATCGGGCCTAGAAAGTGCGGGAGTGCAAGATATCACGAATCTGGGACAGAACCTGGTTGGAAGCATACCTGGATTGGGGCCTTTGACCAAACCAGGAGGAGGGTTTCCTGGAATGACGCTTGGAGGAGGAAGTTCTGGAGTTTCACCGACAGGAGCTCCGATCTCAACATCCACGGCGGCTCCAGCACTTCCTGATTTCACGTCAGGATTGGCGTAAGGAGGTTTTATGTTAGGCGATACAGATGCCGTTTTAGGAAGCGTCCCTCAGAATGCTTCGATCATTCAAGGGCAACAGGACAGACAACAGAATCTTGGGATAGACAGGGCCAATGTGGCTATGAAGCCGGGGCAAGAGGAGGCTTCCGCTCAGGCGACTGCTCAAGGGACCAATATAGGTAATCAAGTGACGATCTCTCCACAAATAGCGAAGGGATTAGAGAAGATGACGGGGCAAAAATGGGACCAGGCCGTCGGGACCAAATGGAATGCCAATGTCTTTACCGCCATCGTCACGGGCATGACCCAAGCCAAATACCATCAGGATGTTCAGGCCGGGAAGATCGTTGTGGAGGGGATGAAAGTGGGGGAGTCTGAGAAGAAAACGGAAACGACAGAGGCAGGAAAGGATAATCGCCAAAATAAGTCTATTGAAGCTAAGCACGAGGATGTGGCCACCCAAGTCAAAGGGCGAAAGGATGTGGCCACTACTCCAAAACCCAAAGTCGCTACGCCCAAAGACCCCTCCGAGGAGGGTCGTCAACTCTTGGATGGCATCAATAAAGCTTCTAAATCTGGAGATGATGTAGCCAAACAGACGGCGATTACCAACTATAACAACTTCGCCAAAGAGCATGGTTTGGCCACTTATACGCCAGAAGAAGGAGATCTAAAGAAGTTTTCGGAATTTGTAATGAATGGACTTGGAAAGTTAAAGGCCAAATTCGATCAAGCGGGGAAGAATGATGGTTCTGAAAAGGCAAAGGCATGGTTACAGAAGAATCATCCCGAACTTAAAAATCCCACGGATCAGGATATCGAGTGGGCAAAGAAGAAAATGTAATGGCTGACGACGATCTTCCTCCATCCTTAAGAGCTTCGGGTGATGTTCCGCCGTCTATGAGGACACCGGATCAAACGCCTCCTTCCATGCGATCAGGTATGGTCTCTGCGCCCATGCCCTCCCGTCCCGATCCTATGCAGGCCACATTTGAACAGGATAAGAATGTAAAAGCAGGAGAAGAAGTCCCTGCTGAAGGAAAAGCGTTTATGGCTGCTGAATCTGCTGCTGGCGGTTACTATCTTCCTCAGCTTCCAGGGCAGATCATCCGTGGAGCAAAGGCTTTAGGAGAACTTCCGAAGACAGTAGAAGAAGCTATGAATGCCGTAAAGACGGGCGGTGGGGCTGAAGAGTTCCCAAGAGCTTCTATTGAGGGCGATAAAATAGTAAAAGCTCCTTGGGATATGACAAAAGAGGAATTTTCAAAAGAAGAAGCCAAAGGTATGGGTATAAGTTGGCAAAATGCGGTTAAGGATGATAATGGAAATATCCATGTTTCCAATACGGCAGAGCATGGCGACATGGTTCCAAAGCTTAGAGATCAAGGATTAATCGGAGACGAAGACAAACCGCAGTATCGCGGATGGGTTTGGAAAGGCTTGGATAAGGATAAAACATTTATTGATGTTGGTGATCTCCAAAAGTCTGGAGGAGATTTTCATCAAGCGTATCTGAACAAGAAGCCAGAAGATCCAAAGCATGGGAGTATCGCTGATATCTTTAAGTTTGAGAAAGAACCAGGAACGATGTACCACGGCACTGCCCTTCGGTCGCTGGATTCAATTTTGAAACAGGGAGAGATAAGACCGAACATTTCGGCAGATGCCGATAATATTATGAAGGAGCATCCATCAATTTCGTTGAGCCGAGAACCAAAGATCGCAGAATGTTTTGGGAATGTGGTCTTCCACGTAAAGGAAGACAAGGTCCCCGATGCTTATGAGGCTGAAAAGATGTGGGCTCAGTATGGCGATAAATATAAGGGCATTGAACATCGTCTTGATAGGCCAATTCCCTTGAAGGATGTGGATAAGGTCACTATTCAGTTGGGTTCCAAGGAAGGAATGGACTATAAATTCGCCGGTTCTAAAACCGTCCAAGAGTATGTCGATGATCTCAAAAGCAGAGGGATTCAGGTCGATATCCAAAAACCTCAAGACCCAAGAGATGTTTTAAAGCAAGTTGCCAAAGACTCCGTAGAAAAAGTCCTTCCTCAGTCCTCCAAATCTGCCGAGCATCTGGCGATTGATGCGGAAACAGCAGGTTCCCAAGCTCCGAGAGCGCTGGGTGTTCCTTCAGCGATGGTGGATTCTTCTTCCAAGCTCAAGGGAACTGAAACAGCTCCTGCACTTAAACCAGAGATCATCCCAGGCACAAGAGCTTGGTCGACTCAAATTTGGCAACGGCTCGTCACTCCGGCGGCTAAGGCGATTGCCGCGCAAGGGCCATCGGGTCAATCCCTGGCAGCCGATATTATTAAGGTCCGCGATGTTCCGAGCGTCCGATACGGTATGGAATTTGGAGCAGGGTTTGAAGAACTTTATAATCAGCTCCCTAAAAAGTTTGTGGAGCAGGTCGGAAACGAAATCCAGATGTCTCTTGAAAACAAGTCTTTTGAAAGCGACCTTCCTTCCGACGTTAAAATTATTCGTTCTAAATTGGCGGAAGAAGCCAAGAACGGCCTAAAGCGCATCAGTGATTGGGCGCAAATCGCCAACGACGGAAAACCGATTAAGATCCACCGCACCAATGGCGATGTGGTCGATTGGGCACCGCGCGGAGACTATTACCCGCGATGGGTGAAAACCGATATTTTAGAAGACATTGTTCGTGGCCAAGAAGGAAGAATGAAACAATTGGCCCAGCATCTTTTGGATTCTCGCCAAGCACCAAATTCCCAGGCCGCGATGGAGCAGGTGAGAAATTTTAGGAAAGGGCTCTTGGATAGAAAGTTCGGTCACATCGAGCGCTCGCGTGAGATGGACCTCCCTCCCATGTTCTATGAAACCAATGCTTTTAAGGTCATTCCGCAGTATATGAAAACGGCTTATCAGCGTCTTTCGGAAGTGGAGACCTTTGGTCTAAATGATCACAAGGCCATCGGAAAGATCATGAATATTGCCCATGAAGGAGGAGATGAGGATTTGGCCATTCGTTCTTATCGTCGGATTACGGGGCGCGATCCCGTGGACGCTGTGGCCAAAGGCATGTTCTCCGCCCTTCGGAACTGGGCGACCGGGTCCATGATTCAATTCCAGACTACGCTATACCATCTTCCCAGGACGCTTTATCCCGCCCTGGAAGCGGGGTTCCTAAAATCCTTTAAAGGGCTATGGAACGCCATTGGAGAATCGGGCGATCTTGAAGCAACCCGTATGGGAGTGAACTTGTCCAGAGGGATGTCCGAGTTCTTACAAGAGGAATATGGCGGAGGAAAAGGGGTTTCTGGGAAGTTTGCACAAAAGATGCTGACACTTGAGGGGATCAAGCCCTTAGACCGTTTTGACCGGAAGTATTCGGCCATTGTGGGGAAGGACTATATAGAAAATGATTTAGTCAAAACGCTTCTAAAAAAGCCGGGAAATTCGAGAGCTAGAGAGGGTCTTCAATCGCTCGGTATTGATACCGATAAAATCCTTGCCAATAAAAAGATTGATCCTTTGGATTTAAACGTAGGAGCCAAGCGCTTCTCGGACCGCTGGCAGGGAGCTCCCGATCCGACCCGACTCCCGATGTGGGCGACGACCAATCCTATTGTTCACTCCGCCTTTCAGTTCAAGAACTTTATCTATGTCATCAGCCGGGAAATGGGTGGTTCGATTGCTAGGGCCGCCAGGACGGGAGACATGGCCACACTCGCCCGTTTTGGATCTTTGCCGATGGCCGGAGGAGTGGTTTACGGCATTCGCCACGAGATGGGATTGCATGATACGAAGTATGTCGATGACCCGAAGCTCAATCAGGCCTTGAATGTCCTCCGAGACTCCGCTCCACTGCCCATCGGTGTGGATGTGGTCTTTAAAATCCTTCAAGGCCGTCGAGGAGTGAATGACATGATGACTTCTATGTTCCCTTCGATTAACGCTCCGTTGGACCTTTTGGGCGATGTAGGGGAAACGATCAAGAAAGGAAAAATGGATAAGCAGACGAAGAAAGACTTTGAACGCCATATCCCAGGAGTTGGTACTTTCATATCTCATACATGAAGATACTCTACCTCTCAGCGAAAGGCGACTCTTTCCCTCTCGGATGCGAGATGGTCAAAGAGGGCCATGAGGTCAAATTCTACACCAAGTCCCCGAAGGATAAGGACGCGGGCACGGGATTTGTGCCTTTGGTCGATAACTATGTCGATCATTTGAAGTGGGCGGATTTGGTGATTACAGACGACACGATCTGGGGGAAGATCAATGACTCCATTCGGAAAATGGGAATACCGGTTATCGGTGGAACGCCGGTTACGGACAAGCTCGAAGAAGACCGTCAAGCCGGACAAGAGATGTTTAAAGCCCTTGACATGCAGACGCTCGACTCCAAGGACTTCACGGACATGGACGAAGCCATCGCCTATATCGAAGAAAACCCCCGTAAATTCGTGGTCAAAGTATCGGGAAAGGCCCAAGACGACAAGACCCTGACGTATGTGGGCCAAATGGAGGATGGTTCAGATGTGCCTAAAGTCCTAGAACATTATAGGTCCAAGATGGGTTCTGGAATAGCCTCTGTGCAGGTCCAGGATGTGGCCGAAGGGGTGGAAGTGGCCCTGGGCGGGTGGTTTAATGGTTCTGAGTTCTTAGACCCCTTGCTGCTAAACTTCGAGCACAAAAAGTTAATGAGTTGTCGTTACGAGCAGGCCGGAATAGGTCCTGCCACAGGCGAGATGGGTACCATCGGATGCTGGAAGGATAAGGGGTTTGAGTTGTATGAAGAGACTCTGGCTAAATTCATTCCCGTTTTAAAGAAGGAGGGCTATCATGGATACTTTGACATTAACTGCATTGTTCACCCGTATATTGGTCTTGAGCCAAACACTCCTTTTCACGTTCACCCGCTTGAGATGACAAACCGCTTTGGCTGGCCGACTATTCTTATGCAGATGGAGGCCATGAAGATCCAGGATTTGGGAGAGCTATTCTTAGGCATTGCAAACGGGACCGCCACGGATTATAAAGTGAATGGGTACTATTGTGCCTGCGTGGTGATAGGATGCCCGCCACTTCCCTATATCTCTCAGGAGATCGCAGACAAGATGTCCAATGGTCTGCCGATCATTTTTAAGGACGGGGACTGTGAAGGCGTTTATCCAGGGGATGCGATCCTAAAGGGCGAGGATTGGATTTGTCAGGGAGAGAAGGGCTATCCCTGTGTGGCGACCGGATGCGGAGACACTATTCAGGACGCTCAAGCCAAGGCCTACTCCCGTGTCCGTAATATCATCATTCCGAATGCCATGTACCGTGAAGACATCGGAGACCTGATTCCTGGAAAGTTAATGCAGATCCAAAGGCTTTTAGAGCATAATAAAATCATGGCGGAAACCATTTCATGAGCCTCTTCCCGCTCCCT